GGTTGTGTTTTGTATTCGTTATCCATTGCCTTCAGCCTTTAGTAGTTCGATTAGTCTTTCTGCGCATTTTTCGTAAAATTGTTCTTTTATCTCAAGGCCAGAGGCGTTGGCCGCAGAACGCATAATGCTAGCAACAATAACCCTGCCATCAACCCGGTAGACAAACGTACCTGCAACACCATGCGCAACATTAGACACATCGTTTACTGGAGAATACGTATGTGCCCGATTAAACAACGAGTGCCAATCCTTTGTAGGAATTTCTACTCTGTTAACTATGACCCTGCATAGCAGGTTTACAACACCTCCGATAGCACCACGTTGTTCGCACGTTTCTGCTCTAGGTAAAACATCATGCAGCAACCAAAGAGCAAATTTAGGCCAGACTCTCAACAAATCCGTTTCCGTTGGTACTGCTTCCATAAACCGTTCCGGCCAGGTTGGGAAGCTTTCGTCCGATAGGCCTTCGTGGATTATGTCTTGTAGTTCGGCTAGAATCTTAGGGATACCAAACAGCGATTCATACTTTTCATGGTATTCGCTGTTTCCCACAACAATACTATTCTCCCCTGCTGCAACCAAATACGAGTGAATTGCGCAGCCCACAGCACAGCCCCTAAAACGTCCACCTTCGTACGTAACGTATGTGCCCTGAACAACCTGATCCTGTTCCCGGTGCTTGCGTATTTCCGCCACTAGGGCGGATTTTAGTTCTTGGTTGAATGATTTCATGGTTTCTCCTTTTCTGCTGGGGTCAGGCGGTAGTTACTTTGCTTCTGTGAGTGATATTAGTGCTTTGGTGTGAAGAATAGCGGATTCTTTAGTTTTATGGAGTAACCCACGACATAGCATTCTGTTATCTGTGTAATCCGAATCCCAGTTAAAACTCAGGTACCCCTCATTATTTACAAGGTTAGGTGTAAATACCGCTGTACCTACAGCAGGCGACTCCCGCAACGGCTCAGGAACGTCAAATTCTCCTATGCGTATTGTCTTTGGCTGCATGTCTTTGATTTTTACGTTGATCTTCTGCATAAGGTCGCTATTCTTTGAAATAAGCGGCATCTGCGTTGCGATTAGTTCAAGTTCTTGCAAGGTAAAATCGTTTTCTTTGGTCATGTGTTTCTCCTTTTCTGTTGTTGTTTGATTGTGGCGTCAATACGAGTCGAACGTATCCTTCCTTCCCAGTCGCAAGAATCGAACTTGCAGGTAGCTAACCCCTGATTCCATCAGCACGCCACATTTGGTCACTATACCTTGTTCTGCGTAGAAGTCAAGTATTATTTTAATCGAGTAACATTTCCATCTTCCAACAGAAAGCCATAACCGCTCACATCTTCTACCTTGCGCAAATAGGTTTGTGTTACTTGTTCGGGTATCGTTTCGCCTTTTTCAAGATTAAGCAATCTTCGCAATAGTTCGATCTTGTTCTTTTCTTCTGCTTTGGTTGCGATGCTGACCACGCCAGCGGATGTTATTTTATATCGAAGGCCGCGCGCTCTTGCGTGGGCGTAGGCATATTGTGCGGCCTGAGTGCCTGTGGGGATGGTTACGGGGTTAGCTTCGGTAAGTTCTTCCAAGGCAATGAACACCCGAGCGCGAAGCGGGATATCGCCGTCTTTTGTCAACGTCACTTTACCGTTTCGTATTGAGCACTTTTTTCCAATAGACGAAATGTATGTATACGCATAATTCGCTGCCTGTGCGCTGCAAGGAATCTGTACAGGGTTATCTTCCGTAAGCTCTTCTAGTATTTGTAGTACCTGCGCGCGAAGCGATAGTGGTTCAGCAAGCGATACCTTCCCGTCCTTAATTCGATACCGGATACCCATTTGTCTTGCGTGGGCATAGGCGTACTGGGCAGCCAAGTTTCCGCTAGGAATCGTTACTGGATTATCTGGTGTTATTTTTTCTAGTGCTTTCTCTACCTGCCCACGGAGCGACAACCTCTTTGTTAGATTCGTAACCCGCACAAAGCTTTCTGAACCTCGGTAGGTAATGAGTGTTCCGTATGTGTTTCCTGTTTCCTGCTCTATTTCCCGTAGTTCCTCTGTAATAACGCTAAGATACCCTCTGATTTCGATGGAGGTTCCTGGTGCTAGTTCTTTTATGCTGCTGCGGTCGTTTTGGTTCATGTGGTGTTTACCTTTGTGTGTCAATTAGGTGTTTGTATACGTGCCGGGAGGTATAGATATCTTAGGCACTAGATAAACAGTATTCTTCCGTATACTAAACTTTCTTCCCACTTTTTTACTGTGTTCCCTGACAAAATAAGCTGCCTGCTTTCCGGCAGGAATCTGCACGGGATTATCCTCTGTGATATGTGACAATATCTCCAGAACCTGAGTACGTAGGGAGCACGGTAGCGATAGTGTATTGGTCACACGAACAAAGATTTCCGCACCATGGCATACAGTGCGTGTTTTATATCTGCTTCCGGTTTCATGCTCTATCTCTCTAAGCTCTTTTCTAATGGTACTAAGATAGCCAGGAATTTCGATAAAAGCTCCTGGGGGTAATTCTTTTATCCTGTTTCGACACGCTTGATTCATTTTATGCAATCCGCCAAACACGTAACCGACCATCATCCTGTTTCCTTGTTGCGAATCTTTTCCTAGCACTTGCCGCATAGGTGTGGGCATACCGCTGAGCCTCTGCGTAGAGATGCGGCGCTATTAGGGTACTTTCCCCAACAGCCAGTAACTTAAACAGCGGAAATTTACCAGTACCCTCGGGCACAGCAATGTTTTTATCTATCATCTTGTCTCCTATAGTTTAAGTGTGTAAATAGATACTATAACATAAATCTGCCAAATAAAACAAATTACTTCCACCATTTTTAAGTTTCTCTGTCAAAAGTAAGTCGGATTTTGGTTCAATTGGTGGTGTTTTAAGCGTTTTAAGTACGGTACTTAGCCCAAAAAGCGACAATTGCCTATTATAATCAACAGTGTGCTTAAGTAATCGCAGATTTAAGCACGTCTAAAAACTTTCGATAAGGACAGTACAATAAAAATAATAAACATGTGATGCAAGTGTGTTGTTGTATTTTTACCTTTTTATTTTTATTACGTCCCTTCTTATATATATATTATTATTATTAATTATTGGTTATATCTTTACCCTTAGAGTAGGCATGTCTTTGATTTTAAATGGAAATTTTTACTTAAATTTCTGCACAGAAAAACTAGCGCCAAGTTAAAAAATGAGATGTATTTGATTTTAAAGGTAAATATTCAAGTAAGTGGACACATAACTTTGAGTTTGTGGCCAACTTTTAAGTAATCACACGCGCCTTTGTGGGCAATTGGCGGAAAAGACAAATATCAGGTATTCTGTGTGTTTTATGGGCACAGGTTATGGCCGAAACAACAGGAAAAAAGAAGCTGACTACGAAGGAAAGGAGATTCGTTGAGGAGTATTTGATCGATTTCAATGGAACCGCTGCTGCTATTCGTGCCGGATATAGTGAAAAAACAGCGGCAACCATTGCTAGCCAGAACTTAAGAAAACTGTACATCCAGGCAGAAATACAAAGAAGTTTGAAAGACTTGACAGATAAAACAGACATCACGAAAGAACGCATACTTATTGAGATGCGTCGATTAGCTTTGTTCGATGTGCGCACGTTGTACGATGAGGACGGCAATCCTTTGCCTGTACATAAATTAAGCGATGACGCAGCCGCCGCGATCAACGGCCTGGATGTTGTCTCTGTGGGCAATGCGGAGGTTGGCGTAGGGCAGGTAATGAAGTACAAAATACCAGATAAAAACAAAGCATTAGAGTCACTAGCCAAAATACTTGGTTATCTTGATCGAACAACAGAGTTAGAGCGATTGCAGGCAGAGAAACTGAAGAGGGAACTGGCCGCACAACATGGAGAGGATGATCCATTTGTACCCGCTAACATAACCATTCAAGCCTATGACGCAAGTAACGGTTAGGGCAACTATCCCACAAGCTCGGTTCTTGTCCATGCCGCACAAGTTCCGCGCGTATGTGGCTGGGTATCGTGGCGGCAAGACCTACGCCGGGAGCATGGCCCGATGCATCCATCACCTAAAGTTTGGGCGGATCAATTCGGGATATTTTGCCCCTACCTACTCGCACATCCGGGATATTTTCTATCCGACCATTGAGGAAGTGGCGTTTAACTTTGGGCTCAAGGTGGAGATAAGGACTTCCGATAAAGAGGTTCACTATTTCCGCGCAGGAAGGCAAATTGGAACCACAATTTGCCGGTCAATGGATAATCCTGGGCGAATAGTTGGGTTCAAGATTGGCGATGGCATGATTGATGAGTTTGACGTTATGCCGCTTGACAAGGCCCTGTATGCATGGCGCAAGATCATTGCCCGGATGAGCTACAAACAAGACGGGCTGCGTAACGGTTTGGACATCACCACAACACCAGAAGGGTTTTTAGCGACACATAAACTGTTCGTCGAGGAACCCAATAAAAAACCAGAATTGCGAGAGAACTACGGCCTGATTCAAGCCAGCACCTACGACAATGCAGCGAACCTGCCGGATGACTATATTCCATCTCTTCTCGAAGCCTACACGCCCGAGCTTGTCCTAGCTTATGTCAACGGGCAGTTTGTCAACCTAAAATCTGGCACAGTCTATCGGTACTACAATCGAGTCGCGCACAATTCCATTGAGAGGGTAAAACCAACCGGTGAGAAGTTGATTATAGGTATGGACTTTAACGTCCAAAAGATGGCGGCCTGTGTCTTCGTGGAACGCGGGGAGACGTGGCACCAGGTAGCGGAGCTAAAAGAATTGTTTGACACGCCGGATATGATTCGTGTGCTGAATGAAAGGTACCCAGCAAAAACATTTAGAAGAATCGTATATCCGGACGCCAGCGGCGGAAGCCGGGATTCCGGGAACGCAGCGACTACCGATCTGCACCAATTGAGGCTGGCCGGTTTTGAGGTTAGGTCGCACGCATCAAACCCATACGTTAAGGATCGAGTGAACGCAGTGAACCATGCATTTTCGAAAGGAAAACTGTTTGTCAATGCCGCAGAATGCCCGGTAACGGCGGGGTGTCTTGAGAAACAAGCGTATGATGCAAACGGGGAACCGGATAAAAAGAGCGGGTTTGATCACCAATGTGACGCATTTTCTTATCCGGTGGCATACGAAATGCCTATAATCCAATCTTTACGAAAAGTCAGTGTGGGAGGTGGCCTGTGAATTTTTTACATCCGCAATATGAAAAGATGCAGCAACGATGGAAGGATGCGCGAGACGCGGCGGATGGTGAATATGAGGTTCACGCGGCGCGCGAAGAGCATTTACCTCGGCTAAACCAGGAAGACGATTCGGCATACAACCTGCGACTAAAAATGACACCCTGGTTCGGTGCAACGTGGCGAACCATCATCGCCCTGCGAGGGATGATATTCCGCAGACCGCCAGACATTGAAGTACCGGACAACATAGAACCGCTGCTGACGGACATTGATAACGCTGGAACGTCGTTTACGTCCTTTGCCCAAAAAGTAGCGCTTGACGATTTGATCGTTGGCCGTGTTGGTGTGCTGGTGGATTATACGCCGGTCGCAGAAGGTGCAACGGTAGCCGACGCGCAGAACGTGGGCGCAAGGCCATATTTTTGCCTGTATGCAACAGAGAATATCTTGAACTGGGAGTATTCCAGCACGGGCGGAAAGCGGCAATTGTCTCTTGTTCGTTTGCGAGAAGACCCGGCAGGGTACCCGGAAGTGGAATTGAAGGATGGGGAGGAACTGCACAAGGTGTTGGTGCTGGAACAAGGTCAGTACGTCCAATACCTTTATCAAATCAGCACGGCATCCGGAAAAGAAACGATTGTTGGTGGTTGGCCAAGATACCCAAAGCGAAACACACAGCCGATCCCCTTCATCCCGTTCCAGCCCATCGGGGTGGACTCCTTGGAATGCAAGCCGGAAATACCGCCTTTGATGGATTTAATCACGATGAACTATCACCATTACGAGCAGAGTTCCTCGTATGAGCGCGGCTGCTTCTTGTCTGGATTACCTACGCTGTTCATTTATGGGGATGCTGGTGGCGAGGGCGGAGCAAACACCGTGTATTTGGGTGGATCAAAGGCGAACGTCTATCCGAACCCACAAACCAAGGCCGAATTTGTAGAAGTTCAGAGCAGCTTTGAGGCGCTACTAAAAAACATCGAGAAGAAAGAATTCCAGATGGGTGTGCTTGGTGCCCGGATGCTTGAACCAAGGAATGCTGGGGTAGAATCTGGTGAAGCGTGGAAACGGAAACAGGCCGGGGATGAGTCGGTACTGGTAGATATGTCCACAACACTATCCGAAGGCATGACCAATCCTTTGCGCTGGATGGCTTGGTGGCTTGGGCAGGAAGACGATGAAGAAACAAAGGTAGAATTCAACAAGGAATTTATGCCACCAAACGCGGATTCCGCGCTGCTTACTTCTTGGATGACGATGTACATTCAGGGGGGCATGAGCTGGAAGACTCTATTCTATAACCTGGATCGTGC